ATTTGGATGATGTACTTTTATGTAATATGACTTATCAAATGTTTCAATAGCTAATCCCTGAGCAGCTTGACCAATTGGTTGTCCATAGAAATTAGCTTTATCTCTCATAGTAATTACTGAATCACTAGTAGTAAACTCAGCTCTATTTGCTGTAAATGTTAAATCTCTGTTTTGCTCTGGTGTCCAAGTACTACCGTTTTGTGAACTAAAGAATGAACCATAGTACCCTCCAACATTTGGTTGCTTATCAATTTTACCACCAGTGTTTACATCTTCTTGGCCCTGTTGTGCAGTCCAAACTGATGTAGTGTCTGATGGAGTAAGTAATACAATTGCATACTCAGTTTGTTCTCTTAAAAATACTGGTGAGTCAAATCTAAAGTTTGTTTTAGTAGTTGGTTTAGTCAAGTTCTCATTTGACTTTGTGACATCTACTCTTGCTCTACCCAGAATTTGTCTACCAGGATAGCCGTTTTCAGTACTTCTAATTTCCATTAACACGTGGTCATTGTTTACTCTAGTATCTACAAATCCTAAGTAAACATCTACTGAAGTTATGAAAGAACCAGTTGCTCTTGCATTTTGATTAGCAGGATTAAAGTTGTTAGGGTCATTTCCTGGGTCAAGAGGTAATGTAAATAATTGTGCTACTGGGTCACCAAAATTCCAATCAAAGATTGGCCATCTTAAAGGATTTTGTACAGTAGTTGTTGTTGAACGTGTAACGTCAGAAGTTGATGTAGATATAAGTCTATTACCAGCTTCTCTTGTAGCTCTTATTGATACTAAATCACCAACTTCAAAGAAGCCTCTTGCTTCATAAGTGACCTGGCCTTCTGTTGTTGCTGAGCCGTCTTTATCAGTTAATATCAGAGTTTTAGTACCTGTTTTAAATGTCTGTGCAGGTATAGTAAATCTACCTCGAATTTGACCTTTACCATCAGTTTTTAGAACACCAACTGTACCATAAGTTCTAGAAGTAGTAGTCTCAATTGGCAAGAAATCAGTTTGTTGACAATTGTTAGTCACATCAACGGCATCAAATACAGCTTTTAAATCTGTATTTGGTCTAAAACCTGTACCTACAAATTCTACTACTCTTGACCTAATGAAAGCATCATCTCTTTCTCTTACTTCTCTAACATTAAAATTAGTAGCACTAGTAAATTCTTCTTCTTGAGCTATGAAATTTCTTGTTGTTTCAGTACCACTTTCAGTTTCTGTAGTAGTTGTTGTACTACTAACCAAGAAACCGAAGTTTCCTGGTACCCACCAGTTAATTCCATTGTTATTATTTGTAGTAGTGGTTGTTGTAGTAGTTTGTCCAGTCCAGTTAGTTTCTGTGGTGTTGAATTCTGTATTTGGAATATCTCTTGTCACTGGTGTTAAGTTATTAAAGACATCTTCTGATACTGTAGTTGTACCTCCACCAAACTCTGTTCTATCAACAAAGAAGTTTTCAACTACATTCCAAGATGGGTCTCTCCAAAAATCTTGATTTGGTGTTAAAGATATAATACCACTATAAGTCCAAGCAGCATAAGGATTTATTCTCACAGTCTCAGAAGCAAATGTTTGTTCTAACATCGCTTGTTCAGTATAAGATTTTACAATATAACCTGGACCTTGAGTTAAGTAATACGGGTCAATATTTGTACCAGCATCTGTTCTTTCAAGTAATACATCTCTTTCTACCGATGGAGCTCTTAACTGATTTGATTGTGTATCAATTGAAGCTCTAAATTCTTTATTTGTTAAATCACCTGGAGTATTAACAACTGATGTAAAGTCATCTACTATGAAACCTGATTTTAATCTTGTACCAACATTATCATGCAATGCTTGAGATTCAAGTAATGATAATGAAACTGCACTTTCAAGATTTCTAACACGTTTTTCGATTTTAGAAATATCTTTCATAGTGAAACCACGTTGTTGTCCTTCAGATATAGTAATAGTTTTTGCTGGATATCTGACTGCCGGTGGTACATCAATGGTTGCTAATAACATAGTACCAGGAGCTAAATCAGGTTCATTAGAATTAGCTGTAGCACCTACACCTGGAACTGTTTTAATTTCTGCATCTTTATTAAGAACAAATGATATTTTTTGTCCTAAGAAAAACTCTGCATCTGTAGAGAATTGACCATCAGGCATTACATGAGTACCAGTGTTTTCTAGTTCTCTCCATCTAAATGCTAGTGGGTTTTGTGCAGTAGAATAATTAGAACCTAATCTTTGTCTAAATCTAAAATCTACAAAGTTTCTTAAATTGACACCTGCAAGCGGTTCATAACCATTAATTTCTTGAGGGTCTTTAAAATATCTTGGGTCAACTGAATAGAAACCATCAGCTGCATATGAATCTACACTATAGAATAAACCTTCAAATGGGTCAGCATCAAAGTAAGAATAGAATATTAATAAGTCACCATTTGCAGGTGCAGGGACTGATTTCTTACGGATTATAGAACCAATACCATAATAATCAGCTCTTTGACCATTATCAAGTAAATAATTATTTGTAATATCAGTACCAGGTTTTGTAGTACCTACTGAAGTAAATGTAATATTATCAGTAATAGCAGTTTCTCTATCAGGAACTTTCAATGTAAGAGCTTCACCCTCTACAAATGCTTTACCTTTTTCAAAACAAACTTGTACTTCATCAGCTAGACCAGTACCAGATTTAGTAATATGATAACCCGTAGAAGCAGCTAGTGTATTTTCGCCAGTTGCTACTGTATTTGATAGTGCAACTCTTGCTCTAGTTTTAGATTGTTTACCTATAATTAATGTACCTTGTGGAATTGTAGCACCACCAGATATTGAAAGTTTTATTGGACTAAAAGCAGGGCTTGGGTTTGTTGTGCTCTCAGTAAATGAATTATTATCAGTTGCTTGTACAATTTTATATACTTTATATATGTCTGGATAGTAAAGATTAATTCTTCTATCTTGTGCAGACCAAGATGATGTGACTGCTGTAGTTCTTGTACTATCAGTATTTCTAATTTTTAAGACCGCATATTTGAGAGTCTTTGTAATCTCTACAGCGTCATCAATTCTTGTTCTCTTGTAATCACCATTTCTATTATGACTCCATTGACCATCACTCAAGTTAGGTGTGACTGATAATCCACCTTCAGTAGAAGTAATAGTGGGTGGAGATTTATACATGACTTCAAAGTCATTATCGAATGGAACTGTACCAGACCTTAGCGTTTTAAATGTTTTACCTGAACCACCTAATAGTTCACCACCAACATTTTTAAGTGTAGCACCAGAACCTGGAGTCCATTCTGTAGTAGCAGTAAAGGCTACATTATCTGAATCATCTTTTGCAGCTCTAATTCGTCTTACTGATGAAAAGTCATAAACAACTGCAGTTTTAATTTTTGATTTTACTGCAGTAAGTGCAGTTCTTGGTATATCACCTGAAAGTCTGGCACCGACAGCAAAAGGTGCTGATGAGTTAGTGACTAATATACCAGGTCTTTGCTGTGATGCTCCAGCAATTATTTTTGTACCCGTGACTGCAGTCCAATCTGAATCATTTTTTCTTGCAGAATTTAATTTAATAACATGTCCAGTTTGTACTTTACCAATCAATTCAGCTTTAACTTCTTCACCACTTAAATAAGAACCTTTGTGTAAAGCGGTGTGGTCTGAATCATAAGATGAATTATCAGAGTCACCCAAAGTAATGTGCTGAAACATTTTGATATCATGTAGATATAATCTACCTACATTATTACCAGCATCTGTGACTTGTACACCATAAGGTCTAGCAAACCCTATAGTGATACCTTCTGAATCTTGAAGTGCTAGTTTGTTTTGGAATGAGCCAATACCACCAGCTTGTGTTAACAACATACCTGATAAAACTCCACCAGACATATTTTTAACATCAACGTAAGGTGCTCCTTTTATAGCTAATTTTGAGTTGAATTCTTTTTTTGCATCTGTATTTCTACTGATATAAATGTCTCTTGGTGCATTTGTTTCTAAACGATAACCATCAACATAGGCAATACCTGGTGAAAATGAAACACCAAATCTATCAGAGTCATCCCATTGGTTTTCTCTAATTTTAGGTAAGAATTTTTTCACATAATAAGAACCTGATTCTTCAGCTCGTCTTTTAGCTAACTCATCGCCTAAGAAATTATATTGTGGGTTTTGACTATTGCTACGACCTTTGATAGCTCTTTCAGTATCTCCAACAATTACACCATTATTGATTTCTATTTGCTTATAGAAAGTTGGGTCAGAACCTTGGTCAAGAGTACTCTTAATTAGTACACTTATAGAATTTTGTAATCTATTTGCACCTGGTGCACCTTCATTAGTACTACCACGAGCATTATCAAATAGTGTTGCATCATCATTAGCTGTTATCGCTTTTGAAGTGATAGAAAACCCAACTGCTGCTGTCGGTGTATTTGTAGTAGATGATACAACTACGTTTTGTTCATTTACTCTTGTAAAGAATCCATCAATATAGTAAACACCGTTTTTAATAGTAGCTACAGTAGCTGGAGAAACTTTTGAAAAGACATTTACAAATGATGAAGTAGTACCTGGATTATCTGCTGTCTTTGAATAGATATACCCTTCATCACTATCACTAAATTTCTTACTTGTAATATATGTAAAGAAGATGGTACCAGATGTAGAACTTTCAGTTATACCTGTAGGTGTTTTTATAACTTTAGCTTGTACATCACCAGCTTGGTTTGTAATTAATGTCTCTGAGAAATCACCAATATTACCTTCTATTGTTCCAGTATCAGCACCAGAAAGCGGGAAGTTTACATTACCAGCACCAGATATAAGGGTCATGGCATGTACATCAAAGTTTACATGAATATTACCTTCGTTTACCCTTGAGCCATCTTTAAATACATGGTCACCAAATCTTTGAATCTGATTTTGTGTGATTGTTTGTAGCTGACTGAGCTCACGAGATTGTACCGCAAAGCCTGGTCTAAACAGGACTCTTAAATAATCCTTCTTCGGGTCATAATCGTCGAAATAAGGCGATACGTTTAAATTAATTGTTGACATGTATAAATCTCTTCATTCTATTTATTACAATCTCAATAGTATATTCAAAGATTCTATCTGGTCTTTTGACCTTTGTAGAGCTTTTTCTAAGTAGTCTACAGATAGGAATCTACCACTGTTAAATTTAATTTCTGCACTCGTAACTTTTTTAATACTATTGTTATGTGCAGTTGAAATAATTGAATCACTATCACTAAAATTCTTTCTTAGTTTACCAGTGTTTATATAGTAAACTTCTTTACCTTTGACAGCAACTACTTTACCAGCTGTATCTGAATCACCGTCTTTAAAGAAAGTATCATTGATGCTGAAGAGTGCTGTATTATCACAAGTTATTTTTTGAGCCACTGAGTAATAGTCTTTAGAACCAATCAAATTAGTAGAAGCATCAATTGGATTTTTTAGTAGTCCAATCATAGAGAATTCACCAACTGCCAAATCAGCAAATCCATTTTCTAATGGTACCACCCTTGAAGTTAACATAGCATCTCTAGCTTGTAATTCATCTCCAGCATCGGCTCCGTGTCCCAAACCAGGTGACAAGTCTAATCTATAACATCTTAGTTCTGAATCGTTTTCAGAATCTACAGCATAAGGTAAAGCTGTATATCCTTTACCATATTGTTGTACAGTAAATTTCCAAACTGCAGATTGTTCGCTATCTCTTGTAGCCGTTGCTTTAAATACTTGTGTAGGTGTGGCACCTGTACCATCAACACCTCTAATTTTTACGGTATTTTTAGATGTAAAACCTCTTAGTTTATCTGAATCTGGTCTTTCATTTGGACCGTGTTTGATTCTTACATTAAAGATAGAACCAGCAATAGCATTATTTTGTACTTGCAATTGGTCATATCTTGATGTACCACTTGTGACTGTTTGAGATTCTTCTGTTGATACTCTTTCTGGTACAGGCATGAATTCTTCAGTCATAAACAAAATAGCATCTGAATTTGTAATTGTATACATGTACTGCCACCAATGGTTATCAGATGTTTTAAAAGGCAGTGATGATGAACCTGTTGGAGCCACAGTTGAGTTTACACCAGATGGTGCAAATAAACATTTGTATACATTTTGTCTTGGAACACCTTGAACAATTTCAGTAGACATTACATAATAATCACTGTCATTAGAAGTGTCTGTATTCCAACCAACATATGTTCTATTACTAACCCAATTTTTTCTTTTAATTACTCTTGATACACCACCAGGCAAGACACGGTGCATTGTGACTATATTTCTATAAACATTTATTAAGTCTGAATCTGTGACATTTTCTGACAAATCAGAATCATGGAATGGATAATCTTCTGAATCAGTGTACGCAATATAGGCATAATAAGTGTCATCACTTTTTGTATTACGAACTTCATCACGAGTAGATTTAGCTATCAGCGTTTTTAATTCGTTTGTTATTTTACCAATTGTCGCCATTAATTTTTTCTCTTAAATTCAAGATTCTCTTTATAGTCAGAGTCTGAAATAATACCCAGTTGTTGCGTTGTATTATTTATTCCAGCACCAGAAGGAAATGTAGCATTAACAATAATAGTGCTACCACCAGTTAAATAATCTCCAAATGCTCTGGCTGTTCTTGGTGATTTTACATCTGAGAAACCTCTTACCTTTTCGATTGCAAATCTATTTCTAATCTGACTATCTCTTGCAATTAAGTCAGAATCCATTTCTGAGTCTGGAGCAATAAAATTAATATTACCAAGTGCTACATCTTTACCTGGTATTCTCCACCCTTCATTAAACTCTGAGTCTCTTAAGCTATTAAAGATATTGTATTTTCTCTCATAAGCATCTATGTCATAGTACTTAGTATCACCTTCTTCAAATACTAATTCATTATTTAGTCTTAATGCTGTATTGAAGTCTTGAGACTTACCTATTCTAATCTCTCTAGTTCTATCAATAGCTTGGTTAAAAGTGTCTAGGTCATTATCACTATCTTTGATTCTTGTATAATCTATCTTTTCAAAAGTAGAAGCAGTTAAAGCATCAAATCTTTGGAATATATCAGCAGGTATTTCTGAATCATAGACTCTAAATTGCTCAAAGTCTTCATACTTAATTTGGTTAATACCAATAGTTTCTATATTGTTATATCTCTTAGCACTATGAAATTCACTTGGTACATAGTGTTGACTTCTATTATTTACTCTTGATTGACGAGTAATTTCACTATCATGTTTTTGTGTAGTTATTTCTCGTTTGAAGAAATCTGAATCAAATCCTGAACCAAGTATTAATTTACCATCACCTTGTCTTGGTGTAAAGTACATGCCAAATTTTACTTTTAAATCTGAATCAGAATCAATGGCACCTCTTACATAATTATAATGACCTTCACTATCAAACACTGTCCATACTTTATGTACTAGTCCAACTGGTTCGTAATCAAAGAATGAATTACCTCTTTGAGAAAGAATTGAGGATTGAACGTTTCTTTGTGTATAGTCTGCAGTTAAGAAAGTACCAGAAGCATCATTTGTAGGTGATACAATATTGAAAGGGTTAGCACCAAATGCTATAGAATCGGCAAATACAGCTACACCTTCAGTAGACTTATCATTAAAATAGTCATCATCTGCATCAAAAGTAAGATTAGCAGTTTCACTACCAATGTTAGAACTTGGACTTACAGTTTCAGTTGTTTTAGAATCTGCTAGTGTATTTACATTCAATTCACCAAATAAGTAAAGTCCTGCAGGATGTAATGTATCTTTAATTGGTCCACGCCACTTATTCATATTCAAGCTTGACTGAATAATATAAGAATATTCTGAAACTGTAAAGTTATCTCTCAGCACACCACCAGATACTGAACTTAAGAATCCACTTTCATTCAAGAAAGTTTTTTCTGTTTCTGTTGTAAGAGGAAATTGCACATTAATTTTTGGTGATTCATATTGAACCACTGTATTTGATACAGGAAAAGTTTCTTGCGAAAGTTTAGTACCATCTTGAGGATTTACTTTAATAACTCTTAAAAGTGCATGTGGTATCTTGTCATATCTACCAATATCACTATCATTAGGAAACTTCATTGGTACATTTAGTGTTGATACTACTTGCTCACTATCAGCTCTACTTAGAGTAAAGCTTGTACCATCAGTAGATTTAGTTGTGACTACACCACCATAACCTGTACTTACAAATGTACCAACATTTTTGGATGTACCTTTACCAGCTCCATCTGAATCAGCCTCATCAGCTGATACAAAGACTTGAGAAGAATAAGTTTGAGTCAGCTCTGAATCATTTGCAGCTGAATTTTGTAATTGGTTGATATGAAACTTATCTAATCTGTAAAGTCTAGGGTCATTAATAGTTATTGGAAAAGCTTGTACCGCATGTCTTGCTGCTGGTTGTGTTTGAAATTTTACCTCTCTCCTTGGACTCAACATGAAATTCTGATTCATATCATACCAGAAGTTCACACCATTTGGTCCACCACCATCAGAATCTACTTGAAGAGTCGTTCTCTCAGGGTCCGATGGATGCATACCAGCATTTTTATATTTTTGCAAAGGTAAATCATACCAATTATAAGTAGTATCAGTTTGGTTAGAGAACTGACCTAAATCATATACATCAGAATCTAATCTGTTTATTGGATATCCATATCTTTGTCCAGGTTTACCAGCAACTCTTGTTGTATGTGTAATTGCGTTGGTAAAAGTATCATCAGCGCCAGAAGAGGCTACCATAGTAGTTGTAAATCTACCATCAGAATCTCTTTGTTGTAATTGTTGTCCATCAACAGCGGCCCAAGCACTTACCCATCTTGCCCATTTATTTGGACCTGGTTGGTCTTTTTCCCATGAATAATATGTTGGTGTAATACCTTGAATATCAAATTCAGAATCAGCTTTCCATCTCTCAATAAAGTCACTATCACCATCTGAATCATAATACTTTATACTTCTAATTTTCCAAACATAATTTTCTGAATCCCAAGCTACTGGCATTTTAATTATCTTGAATTTATTACCACTCTTAAAGAAGTATTTTCTGTTTGAAGAATAGTTTACAAAGTGATAATCATAATATGTATCACCAAATATTAAATCACCATCTACTCGAACTTCACCTTTTACGTATTGAGTACTCATCAGACCATTTCTTCGACCCTCAAATTTAAGGTCATCAAAATTATTCTCAAACAAAAGGCCACCGCTTGAAATACCATGATGATTCTGACTTTCAGAATCTGACCTACTTCCAGGAGCATAATGGTCTCTTGGAGTTCTATCGGTACTGTATAGAATATTAGAACCAAATTCTTCCAAACCTGCCCAATATAAAGTATCACTATCATTTGTAATACCATCAGAATCTCTTAAAGTCAAACTAATTGTTATAATTTCGCTATCATGTCTCATACTACCAGCATCTGAATCTGGTGAAAAGTGTTGGAATTCTAGTACATTTCCAATATCAATAGACTCTTGATTTGCAATTCTTACAGCAAATGGTGATTCGGTTTGTGGTACACCAAATTGGTCTGAATCAAAGAAACCTGTTTGAGGTGTAGATACTTCTAAAATCTTACCAACTTCTGAAGAAAGACCTCTAGCATCTAATCCAGCTCCATCAATTGTTCTTATGAAAGGTTCTGGAATATGTGTGTACTGTCCTTTTTGGATAATTGGTACTACAACAGGTTCAAAATCTTCAGCTAAATATCCAGTTCCACCAAGTCTTACTTGACTGCCGTCAATCTCAGTGACAGCACCTTCAGCATCTACAGCAGTTACGAAAGCTAGAGCACCAGCACCATCAACTCCACCTTCACTAATAAACTCAATTGTGTCACCAACTCTATAATTTTTACCACGATTTCTTATCATGACTCTATCAATCTCACCAGACTGAACTTTAGTCACCTGTACTGGAATACTATTTGCTGTATCTTTTACAAAAAACTTATCACCAACTCTAAAACCAGCACCACCTTCTACAATTGTGGTATTACCAATATGATTTAAAAGTTTTACTCTTACTACTTTTGAAGTATCAGTAGAGTCTCTTAAAAATACTTCTCTACCTTTTACTAATCTTCCACCAATATCTGAGTCTGGATTTTTAGTAAGATATAAAGTAAGAACTGTATTGTTATTTTTTGTGACACCTGTAAATGTACCGTCAAGTACTGTAAGAATATTTGCTGATGCATCACTATCTACAGTATCACTATCTAAACGAATTGTAGATAACTCATAGTTAAAGTCACTAAGATTAGCTTCATTTAAAACTACTTCAGCTTTAATCTGAGTAAATGATGTAAAAAGAGATTCTGAAGCTTGTATAATCTGAGTCTTTGGTTCAAATACATCTGCCTCTTTACCAAATAGCATTCTAAATAAAAGCTTAAATGCATTCGGAGTACCTTTAGCTAAATAAACATCTCTTGCTTTCTTAAAAATTACTTCATCAGTGACTGAATTACCACTAATAGTAAAAGGTGTTAATTGTTTACGAAAATATTCTTTGAAAGCTGTAAGTGTAGTATCTACATCTCTATAAGCTTCAGCATTTTGTATTAGGTCACCAGCATTTGGTACTGATTTAAAAAGGTTTAGTGCAGATGTAGAATCACTATCTGTTTGTTGTTCAAGATATTCATAATAAGCTTCGACAAATAACTGAAAATTAGGATGTTCAGATTTTATGAACTCCGGTAGCTGCTTTTTTATTATTGGCAGTATGTGTTTTGCCATTACTTAGCTCTCGATGCATTAAACAAGTTTAGTGAAGCTGTATCATCTTTATCGATGGCTGTCACTGTTGAATCTCCAACTGATATTTGTAATAAGTAATTTCCTGATGTTAGTACATCAAATGAATCTGGTATAGCTATGAATCCTATCTTTCCGTCTTCAGGGTCAAATTCACTGACATTAACTTCTCCAGTTTGATAATCTACAGTACCTGCAGTAGTATTCACAATAATATTATCATCACCAATTACATCTACTAATCTCAGAACTCCTTTACCATCATCTACAAATTTAGAGAAGTTTGTTCTGCCAGACCTCTGAAATAAAGTTGAATTTATTACACCACCTACCGAAGCTTCACCAGCAAAAGGTGCTGTGAAAAGCTTATTGTTAAAACTGAATGAAGCATTATCTAAAAGTCTATTTTCAGCATTTACATCAAATCTTAAATTAATTCTTGGATTAGCAGATACGATGGCTTTATCAAGTGCTAATATCTCTTGTGTAAGTTTTGATACTGAAAAACTTTCTAAGAAATCACCAATATAAGTCGTATTTAGTACATTGTAAAGTGATAATACCTTTGCTTCCAATACTTCTTTACTAGTTGTTAATTTTGAAGAATCATATTGAACAATTGTTTTAGCTATAATTCTAGTTATTTGTGGGTCAACAACTTGAGGTGTGACTGTGACTAAATTAAATTTTGAAAGTATATCTCTTGTAATAGTTAGTTTTGCTTGGTCAGTTAATTTATCACCAGATTTTGGTTTGATGGAAAAGAAAACTTTACCAGGCTTACCTACTGTCTCTCCACCATATACGTTTAGTGCCTGTATATCAGCATATTCTTTTTTCAAAATAGCTTTGTAGTCATTTTCTGTGACAGCTCTAAATTGTGCTTGGAAAAAATTAGGTGCATTGTCTTTAATTTCTTGAATAGTTTCTATTGCTCCACCACCCTGAGCTTTTACAGTACTTACAATTGTAATATCTGTTCTACCAGCAATTGCTGGTGTAAAAGTACTAATACCATTTCCTTCTGAGCCGTTTGTCACAATATAAGAAACTAATACTTCATCACCCGCTTGTAATGCTTTTCCTAAAACACCATTACCGAACATAATTCTATGAGTAAGGTCTCTTGTTTCTTCTATAAAGTATATTGTACTAAGATTATTAACATCAGTTGTACCTTGAGTTTCATTCGTAACACTAGTCCACTTTGCACCATTGACTGAAACTACAATTGTAGTTGTGTCGATATTTTTATTTAGCAAATCAAATTTTGGAAAAGATAAATTAGATGAGTTAGCAACAAATCTTTGTGTAATTGAATTACCTTCTACAACTTCTACAACCAAGTCTTTTGTAGTACCATTTGCTTCACTAGAATCATATTGTACTGAATAAGCTTTTGTAGTATAAAAATTATATGATTCAGTTCCGTCAGTTGCTGTAAAAAGAGAGCCTATTGGTAATTGATAAAGATTATTACCACCGACTTTAGGAATTCTTAGTGTAATAGTAGCTTTTGCGCCTTGAGCTGAACGAGGCTGATAATTTAACATCTTAGCAATAGACAAAACATTGTTTCTCATGAGAGCTGTATCTAAGAACATCTCATTTACTAGATAGTTTGCTGTTAAGTTATTATAATGTGTGTTGTAAGCTAAAATATCTACTAGCACATTTAGAGATGAGCCAGTGAAATCATAATCTGAAAACGTAGCATCGTTTTTAAAATAAGTGATTATATCCTGTTTAATATCATCAAAATCAGGATTGGCTACTACTGGTCTTTCGTCTGGCATTATTACCTCAATCTTTCAAGTACGAGGTTTACCTCGTTATTAGTGTTTACATCTAGCAACTCATAGGTAATTCCTATATTGTATGCATTCGCATCAACTAAATCTCCAATAGCTATCTTGATTACGTTTACTCTAGGCTCATGGTTTTTAATAGCTGTTTCGATTACTCGTCTCATATTCTCTATGGTGATACTATCAACTGGTTCAAAGAGCATAGCTCTAGCATCTGAACCAAAAGTAGGATTAAAAGGTCTCTCATAGAAAGATGTTTGTACAATAGTCTTTAGAGATTGGTTAATAGCCGCAGCACCTTTTTTCTGTACTAAATCATTAGTAAGAGGGTGTTTTGTAAAGCTTAAATCAAAATCGATATACTTGCTTTTTCTTTGAAATGTCTCTTGTATCGCCATGAATTATTTATTCACATAGAATAAATAAAACGTAATACTTTTTATATTTGGTGATAAATGGCTTATAACGATTCCGAGATAACTCCCTTTCAGGCTGATGTAAGCGGTCTAAGAACAAGTTGGGCGAAAGTCTCAAAAATATATGATAAACGCGGCATTACCGCAATGGATGAGAAACGTCTTTCTGACGACCTAAAAGCCTATGTAAAATACATCGCTAAAAATATGGACTCTGATACTATTTCAGGTATCGATCAAAGAGTAGACTCAGATTCTTTAGTACAGTTTTTTGGTAAACCTAACACTTGGAATAGACTAAGTGCAATTGATAATAATACAAATATAGGTGATACTGAGTGGGCTAAACTACGTACATTCTTAGATGCAATTCCTGTAGCTTATAATGATGGAGCTGGTAATCAATATGCTGGTTCGCCTCATGTTGTCTTAACTGCTGATTCAGATGGTTCTGCAAGATGGGTTAGTATACTTACATTATTAAAAGGCTACTTGCTTAACTTCTTAAAGTTTGACCGTGTTGAACTTAGAAGAATGCAAGGTGAATTAAATGTAGTAAAAAATGATAGTGAAGGTTTCAAATCTGTAGCTCAAAACCTTCCAGACCATTTAGATTCAGACCAACCAACAGCTACAGACTTACTAGAAAGTTTACTTACATATTTTGATGAAACAGTATATGGATTTAGACCTAATGCTAGTACAACAGAAAGAAACACGGTAGCATTTAACAGAGATATAGCTTATGGTGCTATTATAAATGACTCTGATACAAACAATTTCTCAGATTCAGATACTAATAGAGGTAGACTATACTATATTAGAAGAAAACTAGCTACAGCAGTTGTTGCTGGTATCATGCTAGATTCTGATTTTACAGATGCTGGACATACAAGAACTTATGGTGCAAACTTATTAGCTAGTAGATTAGGTGGTACTTATCAAACAGTCACAAGAAGAAGTGCTCCACTTCACCAAGGTAATTTTAATTTATTTTATGAATATCTAAATTTTGATTGGATTGCTAGAGACTCAGAGTTTTCTGGTTCTGCTGGTGTTGGTGGTGTGATTGATGATAACTTTGGTAAAGGTAATCTTGTAGATTCAGATGATAGAGGATATTCTCTTAATTATAGTAAACATGTCACACCAAGTGTGACCTTACCGACTATTTCAGACTCAGACTATGTAAGAATAGTAGTCGCAAGGAACCAGTTCTACTGGGGATTCATGGGTTTAAGACTTGGAGCTACTGATTCAGATAAACTTGCTTTACTCTTAGATTCTGATTATAAAGCAAGAAGTACTGGTGGCGGTAAGAGAGCTAATTCAAACTATTATAGTTATCACCCATCTTTCTTAAAAGCATTTAAAAACATTAATAAGAGCTTTACTGAAAGACAACTCTTAGGTTATCTAAATAGAGTAGAAGATTCTGATAAAAACTTACATAGAAGTAAAATATGGCAGCCATTAAGTGAATATGTCAGAGGTAATGATTCAGATTTAGAAATATTTAGAAGAAGTATTCTAACATCATTAAATGATTCAGACAGAGTCACAATTGCTAATGATGTAGTAATGAGAGCTATTGACTCTGATTCTGATGATGGATTGAATATTAAAAATAGACTAACTGATATAGTTGTAAACCAACTTGTAAATCAAGATTCTGAGAATAGCTTAATTGGTAGAATTGCTAGAAAAGAAATCTTTAAAATGGATTCAGACTCTGAGTTAGTTTCAAGAACATTTACTTCATTACTAAACAGAATATCTGAAAGTTCAGTACCAGTTGATTCTGACTCTATGGGTAGAGATTCGGACCTTAGAGTAAGGTTTGATAATTTAATTTTAGATAGAGTACAAAGACTAGACTCTGATGATTTAAACACTGGTACAAACTTAAAAGCTACATTACGTAAAAACTATATACAGACATTTGATTCAGATTCTGATTTACAAAAACGTACTGCAAGAGGCGCTATCCAAGCAATGAGAGATGATAGTGATATCCTCAAAACTCAGTTAAGCACTTTAAGTAGTAAGTTAAAAACAATTACACAAGAACATATTGTAAATGATTCTGAGGGTAGTTATTCATCATTCCAATTTACAATGCCAAAAGGTAATCACCCACCGGCAAATACAGATATATCAGTATTCTTAAATGGTGTATTACAAATGAATTCAACATCACAAAATAAACTTGGTACAGCTGCAGTAAATCATACTGTAGATATATCATCATCAGCTGTTTCAGCTACTGGAGTCATAACAATTAACTTTGCTGTAAACGTTCCAATTGCTGATGTAATTACAATTAAGTATACAACTTATCAGAAATAGGATAAATAGAATATGGGAACTAAGACAAGAGATTTATCAAAACTAGGAGCTGGTTTTGTTGTAGATGGAACTAAATCACGTATTGATAGTGATAATACCATTGAAACATTTACCACCTTATCAGTAAAAAGAGATAATGCTCTTTATGATTCTGGTAAAGATAGTGATATTTTTGTTGTTAATCCTGACCAAGCAAATCCCACAATTGAAACAAGACATTCTACACAAAT